GCTTTGAAGTCTAGCTTGCGCCAGGCTAAAGCTAAAGCCATTACACAGTCATCGTGAAATCCGCTAGGCGCTGAGTATTTAACGCCATTAGCAGAGTACTGATATTCGAATATCTCAAGCTCCTCCTGAATCATGCCGGCAGGATAGTGAATCTTTTCCTGGTGGATTGCAACCTGCAAGCCCAACATTAATTCCTGCTTTGATTGGCTTGTAAACTTAAAGCCTTCTATTGCTAATCCTTCGCGCTGTAGTTGCTCCACCACCGGATCACCTACACCAGTGCTATCCACTAACATGGGAACCTTTGGAAGCATTCTGATTTTATTCTGTGTGGTAGCCCAGTCATTTTGGAAGCGTTCAAAGTAAGCCACATTCCCATTCATGTCTAGGCCAATGATCACAGTCCAGTCGCTTGATTTAGCTAAGTCAATTCCAAAGACTTTGACCGGTTCTGAAGACATAGCAGAGACGCAATTTGAAAGGGCTTTAGATCCGAATGGATTAGCACTGTTCTCAGCTGGATTAGCCATGTATTCCTGCTCGAATACCACTTCAGGCAGAGCCATCCTAGCGCTGTCGATTTCATCGTCTGAGATGTGTGGATTATCATAAGAGCTAAACTTAAACGATTCCCACTCAGCTCCTGGATTGATGCCTTTAAGATATAGCGAATAAAAGAAGTTCTTCCCTTTAGGTGTTGATAAGAATATCGCCTTACCTTGAAAGTCTGTGAGCGTTGGACGAATGGCATTGTTCCAGCCCTCTTCTAGGTTAGGTATGAAGGAAGCCTCATCTATAATCACATAGTGAAATTTTAAACCCCTGAGATTATCTAGGCGTTCTCCAGTGAAGAATCTGATCGAGCCTCCAGTGATTAGCTTAAAGGTTAGATCAGATCGGTTTGGGATTGCTACATTAGCCGGCATCAATAAGGCAAGCTCATCAAAGAACGCCTTTGCTAATAAATAAGTCGGTGTAATGTACGCGACGCGCTTCCCTTGCATGGATTCCAGGCAAGTGATTACTTGACAGATCAAGGACTTCCCCCAGCGTCTGCCTGACATTAACACCTTAAACCTTGCTTTTGAACTTAAGACCTTCGCTTGGTTAGTGTGTGGTCTAGGAAGTGTGATCTTCGTTTGCAAAGCTGATTATTACTTCTTGTTTTTCTTCGTTCTTAGCTCGATCCGTCCACCCTAAGAGATTCTTAGCGTAGAAGATACCCTTTCCTTCATTGGCTACAATATCGGCAGCTAGAGCGCGAAACATTTCGTCTATCTCTTTGACCTCCTTGTGCAAAGGATGCTCTGATTTGGCAAGTACATTGTACCAATTAGAGCGCTTGTAAAATTCTGCGCCTTGTCTAGGTAGCCAGATCAAAAGAAAGTAGCTGATAGTCGGCAGGTGTCGCTCTCTAATGATGCGAACTCCTGCACCAGTTGCGACTTCCTTGGTAGAATCAAGGCAATAGTCAATATATTTATTCGCCCACTCCATGATTAAATCAGAATCTCTGATCTTCTCTACTGGCTTCTTAGCTTTTACTGGTTTTTTCTCTTTCATTTCTTGAATAATAAGGACCAATCTGTAGGTATTGTCAGGCGTTTCTCTAAGCTATATCCGTATTCCGACATAAACTCGATCCATTGATCAGTGGATTTTATGTTGATGTGCCCCCACCAGGCATCAAATTCTTCTGTGGTTGTGTAAGGAGTCGATGAAAGTAGCAGATATTTAGCCTCGATGTTCTCTAAATACTCATTAATCTGCTCATCTGTTAGGTGTTCGAACACCTCGATCGTCACAATTAGATCGCATTGGTTTGGATAATTCTTTAAACCATGCAATAACTGCCCCCTATTTTTAGCAAAAGCTTTGTGATACCTATTTGGCTCAATGCCGTAATAGTTTATTTTAAGCTTCGATAAGCATTCGCCTAGCGTTCCCATTCCTGCACCTATCTCGATGACGCTCTTAGGATCGTACTGCTCGATGATGTCAGCTGTAGCCTTCATAAGATTCCAATAGTCTGGATTCTCAGGAGTCACTCCGATGCTGATCTCATGATCAAAAAACTCTTTAGCCGTTGCTTGCATTATCTATCTGTTCTAATTTTCTAATCGCCCACTCAATGCCTTCAGTTCCTCCCCAGGCATCCCACATTAAACCGCCACATCCTTCGCCATAGGGAACGTCTTTATTCTGCTGGTGTCTTTTGAAGCTTGCCATTCTTGCAATCGTATCGCGTGATATTGGCTCCTTGTTTGCTAGCTGATTAGCTCTTGCCTTTCCTACAGCAGTACCGCAAGATCCCCAGCCATTTTCCTCAGCGTACTTAAGTGCTCGCCTAGCGTTATTAGTCGCGCTCTCTGGATAGTCATTGAACGATTCAGCAAAATAGCCACCGGCTAGAATAGCCTGATAGACTTCTGTCGCTTTCGCCTCAGTATCGTAGATGCAAGCTCCTGAGCCTATTCTATATTTTCCGTTTGAGCATTTAATGACCGGCATATTATTCGATTAGTTTACTATAAATAGCGAAGCGCTGAGTATTAATTTTAAAAATATCGTAATGCTCTCGGACGTACTCCCCATTCCGATAGCCAAAGTCATCGCGCATCTGTTTGCTGAATGCCATTCGTTTAATGTCACGCTCCCAGTTATCCACTTCGAAGATCGTAGGAATGTCATCATAAGGCGCACGCTTGTAGGTTAGGATAGGGATGTTCTTAGCCCCTGCCTCTAGCGCCTTTAGGTTTGATTTCAGTCTGTTGAATTTGTTATCCAATAATGGAACCAAAAGCATATCAGCTTCAAGGTAGAAGTTCATGTATAAATCTACCGGCAAGGATTCGATGATTTTGTATTCAAGCTTCTCATTAGCAGTGTATAGATTTCCCATCTGATTCCAGTGCCATTTATTAAACTCATTCCAACCGCACAGAAGCATCCTAGTATTTTCTCTAAATACCCTAGACTTTGCCAGCTCCTCGATAGGTCTCTTTAATTGCTGAATGTCTGGATAGTGAGTGATCGATCCGGTGTGAGCTATTGTCACTCTGTCATTATCCTTCTTGATTGCTGTGAATTGGTCCTTGTCAAATGGTAGGCCGTTAGGCAGGATCTCACAGTTTTTATTTATCTGGATTATTTCTAAATAAAGACGATTGTGTGTTGTTGTTACCAGGTCAGCGTATCGGATGTAATCCTTTATAATCCTTGTGATCCCTAGGCGTCTATAAGTTCCAGCGCTCAGGTGCTTATCGAATAAGCTCCAATAATCGTCAATATCTACCACCAATTTAAAGTCAAACTTCTGGCGCCATTCTAGAAGCTGAAGCAAAGGCGTTGATTCTAGGAACCGATTAACGACTACCACATTAAAATTCTTTTCTTTCAATAGGTCCTCTGTAATCGTGTCAGTGATCAGGCAGTATTCCTTTTCCATGATCGACAAAGGAAGCGCCAGTCTGTGGTAGGTTACTCCACTATTTTGACTTCCTACCGCCAGTATTCTTAGCTTTGATTTTGTCATTTGTTTGGTTAGTTTGGTTTACTGCCTCCGCTTGTTTAGCTGACATTACGTTCTCGTAGTGATGGCTTAGTCGCTTAAGCATATCGAATACACAGCCACCACACCAGGAATTTAACACATAGCTAGGATCTAGCGAACGCTTATAGATTTCGTGATACTCATTAAGGACCGCGTGGTCTAGGTTACGGGTAAATCCTAGAGCTACCGATTCGAAGTTGATGATATTGTCCTGGATGAATTTGATGTCTTTGTCAGTCATTATAATTTCATTAATAGTCTGTAAATAATGGCGCACTTAACACCTGCACCGAATGTGATAGCTATAACCTCACAGAGTTCCACTGGCGCCCAGATCAATGCAAGAGCAGTCCAGAATCCTAAGCATGGCGCGCAGTTGAATGGCTTGAAGTTTAGGCTGAGGCTGTGGTGCAGATTGTTCATCTGGAAGAACGTGACAAAAGCGACAGAGGCTAATAGCTGTATCATTAGTCCATCCATTTGCCATGATTGAACAAATGCCAGGTTCTATGTTTTAGAACCTCAATGATCAAGGAGAACAAAGAATCTGCTTCGTACTCTCCAGCTTCTACAATTAACTTCATACGATCTCAATTTTATAGAGGGCTTCTTGCACCTCCAGGTGATAGCATTTATCGTCCATCCTTTGATGATATTCGATAAACTTTGAACAGATATACAGAGCGCACTCTCGCGCCATTAGTTTTGATCCGGTAAAGTAAAGGCAATTATTAAATAAATCCTTTGCAAATTCGTCAGGCTTTTTATTCATCCTTGAGTTTCTTTTTGATTAATGCGATAGTTTTAACGATCGACGGATACGGTATCTTTGTTTTTCTGTGCACGTCCATCTGGTTGAATCCTGATTCGACGTATTGATCCAGCAGTCTGTCCTCATACCAGCACAGCGTCTTTCTTTTACTATCTAGCAAATCAAAGAGAATCTCCTTCTGGTCCTTCGAGTTGTCGATGTGATCCTCTAGGTTTTCGATCTCCTCAATCGACTCAAATTTAGCTCTAAAGTTTCTGAAGAATGGCTGATTCATCCCGGTGCTTCTGATCATGTTTAACATGGCTCTGACCAGGTAAAACTTCAGCGCGTTATTCTCGTAAAGGTTCCAGAACTTTTCATCGCTTAGAGTGCAAAGTGAGATAAACATCTCTTGCCTAAGATCGTCGCGGAGGCTAGCCGGTTGCATCTTGCGAAGCGCCTGGCTTATATCCTTGGACAGATATAGCTCCTCGATTATCTCGTTTCTGCTCTTCACTATAAATCCTCTGGTAGATTGGCGATGTAAGCTTCAACTTCCTTGACTATTCGCTTTGTATTCTCTATTTCGAATTTCAAGTATTCCATTGCTTTTTCTAGGTCCTTAAGGCGATCATCTTTCTTGCCTGCTCTTAAGACATACTTTACGACGTTACCTAGGGAGAACCCAAGCCCAAAAGCCTCGATCACATCGATCGCCTGGAGTCCTCCCTTTCCTTGATAGTGATCAGGCTTGACCACTTGTTCAGCGTTACTATTCATTTTCATTTCGTTTGGTTATGCAAAGCTTAAAAAATCTTTTTTAAAACTCCAAATTTACACCGTAGTTTTTTAGTAATATATTCAGCTGAGTATTAAGCCCTTCGCTTTTAGTCTCTGACATTTCAGTCATCTCCATGCCTAAGCGGAAGAATAACAGCATGAGCTTACCTGCATCCAAGTACTGATCAGTAACCTCTCCAGTCGGATCGCCTTTGTAGATCTCCTGCTCTAGCTTGAGCAGTTCATCCAGGACGCTTTTCGATTTCATCTTCAGCGCCTGGCGATTAAATATCGACGGACGGAAGTCTGCCTCGATGTGATCAATCAGCGCGTTGATCAGTCCGGCGTAGATAATGATAGTCTCTTTTTCTTTTAGCTTTGCCATTTTAAAATAGTGTTAATTGGTCTGTGTGTTGTTTAAATCGTTTATCTGATGCCTTGAAATAGTCCTCATCTAGCTCGAAGCCAGTGAACTCAAATCCTAGGTCATAGGCTGCAATCCTTGAGCTTCCAGATCCTAAGTGAGTGTCTAGGATTTTATCGCCTTTATTTGCGTAATTATTTAAAAGAGATTTATATAGTTTAACTGGCTTTTGTGTAGGGTGTATTCTATCATTATCCGCACCCAAAAAACCGCTATATTGTAT